AAGCGTTGTTTGAACTTTTTTGAAAAAGAGAAGAACGTCTAAGGCGCAAAGAAGAAATCCATGAAGGAACTGTGGATATGAAGGAGGGTTAAAATGCCTATTTACTTTTTGACGACAGCTCTTTTGATTGTATCACTGGTAACAAACCTTACCGTTGAAGGAATCAAAAAGCTTTTGAACGAGACGACTATCAAATATTCGTCTAACGTTCTTGCTGCTGTGGTGGCCGTTCTGATGTCGTGCGCTGTATGCGTTATTTATCTCATCATGAATGATGTTGCTTTTACGCTAAAAGTCGGTGTCGAAGTTTGTATTCTTATGTATCTGAGCTTCCTTACCTCTACCGTAGGGTATGACAAGGTTATTCAGATGATTCAGCAAATCCGAGACACAAAGGAGGATACAACTCATGAGTAACAGTCCATTGGTGTCCTATACCAAATTAAGTCCCAATCATTCTGGGCAGAGAACCCATGCAATTGACCGTATTACGCCCCACTGTGTTGTCGGGCAGTGCTCAGTCGAAACACTGGGCAATATTTTTGCTCCGACCTCCCGGCAGGCATCCTGCCAGTACGGTATTGGCGTAGACGGAAGAGTCGGTATGTATGTGGAAGAGAAAAACCGTTCCTGGTGTTCTTCTTCAAACGAAAACGACCAGCGTGCCGTAACAATCGAATGCGCGAGCGATACCACCCATCCTTATGCATTTAAGGATGTTGTCTATAACAAGCTCATTGAGCTTTGCGTGGATATTTGCAAACGCAACGGTAAAAAGAAGCTCCTGTGGCTTGGTGATAAGACAAAGACGCTTAATTACAATCCTGCCGCTGACGAAATGGTTCTAACTGTCCATCGTTGGTTCGCAAACAAGAGCTGTCCTGGCGATTGGATGTATTCCCGCATGGGCGATTTGGCTTCCAAGGTTACTGCAAAATTGGGAGGAAGTTCGGCCAGCAATCCTGGAACTGCCGGCGGTAATGTTTTATACCGCGTCCAGACAGGAGCATTCAGTAACAAGGCAAACGCGGACGCTATGTTGTCCAAAGTGAAGGCGGCTGGCTTCGATACTTACATGGTCAAAGTCGACAATCTTTATAAGATTCAGGTAGGAGCCTACAGCAACAAGGCAAACGCGGACGCTATGGCCGCCAAGCTGAAAGCTGCGGGCTTCGATACTTATATCACTACTAAGAGCGGAACGGCTGTTTCTTCCACTGCTAAAAAGAGCGTTGATGAGCTTGCCAGAGAAGTGATTCAGGGTTTGTGGGGAAACGGGCAGGATCGTAAGAACCGTTTGCAGGCAGCCGGCTACGATTACAACGCTGTCCAGAAAAGAGTAAACGAACTTCTGTAAAAGGATGATTCAATGATAAGGTTCAGACACAAGGGCGACTTCTCCAGAACAACTCGGTTTTTGGAGAGAGCGAAAGAGGCCGTCCGAATCGGGGATCTTGACAAGTATGGTCGAGAAGGGGTCGCCGCCCTTGCTTCTGCAACGCCTATCGATAGCGGGCAAACGGCCAATTCTTGGTATTACAAGATTGAAAACCGAAACGGAACGGCAAAGATTACGTTTTACAACTCAAATGTTCAAAATGGGGTTCCGATAGCCATTATTCTTCAGTATGGTCACGGGACCCGCAACGGTGGCTGGGTACAGGGTCGAGATTACATCAATCCTGCTATCCAGCCTATTTTTGACAAAATTGCAGAACAAGCATGGAAGGGGGTTACTAAGCTATGAGCACTACGATTGACGAAAGAGTCGTAGAAATGCGATTTGACAACAAGCAATTCGAAAGTAATGTTCAGACCAGCCTTTCCACTTTGGATAGATTGAAGAAGAGCTTGAATTTATCCGGCGCTGCAAAGGGTTTCGATGAAATAGACAGCGCTTCCAAAAAGGTAAATATGAACGGCCTTGCGAATGCTGTGGAGTCTGTGCGTCTGAAGTTTTCAGCTTTGGAAGTCATGGCGGTAACAGCCCTTGCCAATATCACCAATTCCGCTTTGAACGCGGGAAAAAGGATTGTTTCGGCGCTTACGATAGACCCGATTAAAACAGGTTTTCAGGAATATGAAACGCAAATCGGCGCGGTGCAAACTATCCTTGCCAACACTCAGCATGAAGGGACAAACCTTCAGCAAGTAAACAGGGCGCTGGATGAACTGAACACCTATGCGGACAAGACGATTTACAACTTTACCGAAATGACCAGAAATATCGGTACGTTTACCGCAGCCGGTGTAAATCTTCAAACTTCCGTTGATTCTATCAAGGGTATCGCTAACTTGGCCGCTGTTTCGGGTTCCACCTCTCAGCAAGCTTCTACGGCAATGTATCAGCTTTCCCAGGCATTGGCAGCCGGTAAGGTTTCGCTTATGGACTGGAACTCTGTTGTTAATGCCGGTATGGGCGGTAAGGTGTTCCAGGACGCGCTTGTCAGGACTTCTGAACTGCTCGGCACCGGAGCGAAAAACGCCATCAACATGTACGGCTCGTTTAGAGAGTCCCTTACCAAAGGCGAGTGGCTGACCACCGAGGTTCTCACCGAAACATTGAAACAGTTCGCCGGCGCTTACAGCGAAGCGGATCTGATTCAGCAGGGTTTCTCGGAGTCTCAGGCTAAAGAAATTGCTCAAATGGCGAAAACCGCAGAGGAAGCTGCAACTAAGGTCAAGACCTTCACTCAGTTGTGGGATACTTTAAAGGAAAGCGCTCAATCCGGATGGACGGCAACTTGGGAAATTTTGATTGGTGACTTTGAGGAAGCAAAAGACCTGCTTAGCGAAGTATCCGAGACCATCGGCAACGTGATTGGCGAGGCTGCCCAAGCAAGAAACGATCTGCTCAGCGGCGGTCTCAGTTCCGGATGGAAGCAGTTGCTGAACCAAGGCATTGCCGATGAAGCTGGCTATATCGAATCTATTCAAGAGGTTGCCAGAAAAAGCGGTGACGCCTTCGACAAGATGGTCGCGGATTCGGATAATTTCAGCGACAGCTCTTAAAAAAGGTTTGCAGGAAGGAGTTATATCTTCTGATACCCTTTCGGATGCCGTCCATAACCTCAGAGATAAAATGACCGGCATGTCTCAGGAAGAGCGTAAAGCCGCCGGTTATACCTCAGAGATGGTGGAGCAAATCGAAAAACTGGACGAGGGGCTCAAAAACGGCTCCGTTTCCATGGATGAGTTTACGGAAAAGATTCTTAAACCGTCCGGCCGAGAGAACTTGATTCAGTCGATTTGGAATGCCGCTAAAGGGTTGATGAGCGTTATTGCCCCTATTAAGGAGGCGTTCCGCGACATCTTCCCGCCTATGACTTCCGAACAGCTATACGCTTTTACAGAAGCGTTGAGAAATCTCACGGAAAGAATGAAACTCAGCGAAACGACTTCTGAGAATTTAAAGCGTACTTTTAAAGGCTTATTTGCCGTTCTCGATATTATCAAACAGGCTGTGACAGCCGTGTTTAACGCTGTTGGTTCGCTTCTTGGCGGTGTTGGCGATCTTGGCGCCGGAATACTCGGCGTGACCGGTACTTTTGGTGACTGGCTCGTTAAGCTGGACGAATTCATCAAGCAGGGCGACGTGTTCAATAAAGTTCTCGGAACAATCGTGAGCGTCATCAAAACGGTTGCCACCGCGATTCGTGATTTCGTAAAGGTTGTAGCTGAAAAGATCGCTTTCCCGGGATTTGAATTGTTCCATTCCCTTCTTGAGAGACTGCACACAAGGATGTCCCAGATTGGCGACGCAGCCGGCGGTATGAAGAGCAGCGTTTCCTCAGCATTTGAGGCAATGGGGAACGCCCTCGCTAACTGCCAGTTTATGCAGCTTCTTCAGGCGATATGGGATGCGGTTAAAGCAATTGCCGGAGGTATCGCTGATGCGATGGGGAAAGTCGGTTCTTCGCTGATTGACAGCATCGGAAACGCTGACTTTAGCGGTGTTATCGACCTTCTCAACGGAATCTCTTTCGGTGCGATTGCGGTCGGTATTACCAAATTTGTCGGCGCTATCAAAGAACAGCTCGATTCCATCGGAAGTATCAAGGAATCTTTCATCGGTATTCTGGACAGCGTAAGAGGATGTTTCGAGGCATACCAGTCTCAGTTGCAGGCTGGTACCTTGCTGAAAATTGCGTCTGCCATTGCGATTCTGGTAGCGTCGTTGGTGGCGCTTTCTCTTATCGACAGTGCAAAATTAAGTGCTGCTCTCGGTGCCATTACTGTTCTGTTTGCTGATTTGATGGCTTCTATGGCTGTATTCAATAAAATTAGTGGACAGGCAAGCGGCGTTATAAGAAGCACGACCGCAATGTTAGCGATTTCCACTTCTGTGTTGATCCTGGCAAGTGCTTTGAAGAAACTTGGTGATTTGGACGCTAAACAACTCGCGACGGGACTTACCGGTGTTGCCGGTTTAACCGCCACGATGATTGTTGCCGCAAAATCGCTTGGCAAAGGCGGCCCCACTATTATAAAGGGTGCGTCCCAGATGGTTATATTTGCCGCAGCAATTAAGGTTCTGGCTTCTGCGTGCGAAGACTTATCCGCACTTGACTGGGAAGGACTTGCCAAAGGACTTGTCGGCGTCGGCGTGCTGCTTGCGGAAGTATCGTTGTTTATGAACACAGCGAAATTTAGTGGCCAATCCGTTACAACTGCCACCGGAATTGTGATATTGTCCGGAGCAATTAAAATTCTCGCGTCCGCCTGCGAAGACTTTGCACAAATGAACTGGGGCGAAATCGGGCGAGGGCTCACTTCAATCGGTATTGTCCTGGCGGAAATTGTGGCGTTTACCCGTCTTACAGGGAATGCGCAGCATGTTATAGCAACCAGTGCGGCTTTGATCGGCATTGGAGCCGCTATGAAAATCCTCGCGGCAGCGATAAAAGACTTTTCCGCTATGAACTGGAGCGAACTCGCCGTTGGTCTTGTTGGAATGGCGGGAGCTTTGGCAACCGTTACGATTGCCGTCAATTTCATGCCTAAGAATATGATTGCGATTGGAACCGGTCTTATTGCTGTTTCTACTGCTCTTCTTATTATGGCTTCGGCTCTTGAGAATATGGGTGGTATGGAATGGAACGAAATTGCAAAAGGGCTTGTCGCTCTTGGTGGTTCTCTCGGGATTATGGCCGTTGGTTTGAGAGCTATGACCGGAACCTTGTCCGGATCTGCCGCTATGTTGGTGGCCGCATCCGCGTTGGCCATTCTCACCCCTGTTCTCAGCATTCTCGGCGCTATGAGCTGGACTGCTATTGTTAAGGGCCTGGTATCTCTGGCCGGTGCTTTCACCGTTATTGGTGTTGCGGGAGCAGTTCTCACGCCGTTGGTTCCCACTATTCTTGGTTTGAGCGGCGCTATGGCCCTGATTGGTGTTGCCGTTTTGGGGCTTGGCGCAGGACTTTTAGCTGCCGGAACCGGCTTGTCCGCAATCGCTGTAGGCTTTACTGCACTGGCAGCGGCAGGAACAGCCGGAGCGACCGCTGTAGTGGCGTCTCTAACCGTTATCATCACAGGCATTGCGGATCTTATTCCGGCTATCGTTGCAAAAATCGGCGAAGCCATTGTTGAGTTCTGCAAAGTGATTGCCAACAGCGCAGGTGAAATCGGGAACGCAGTGAAAGAAGTCGTTCTAACCCTTGTGGACGTGCTTATCGAGTGTGTTCCTGCTATTGCAGATGGGGCGTTAAAGCTTATTGCAGGTGTTCTTGAGGCGTTGGTCCAATATACTCCGCAGATTGTAGACTCCCTGTTCCAATTCCTCATCGGAGTGCTTGAAGGAATTGCCCGTAATCTGCCCGGTCTTATTCAGGCGGCCATCGACGTGCTTATGGCGTTCTTTGCCGGTATTGTTGATGCTTTGAAGGGGATTGATACCGCAACCCTGCTTCAAGGGATTGTCGGAATCGGTCTTCTGGCTGCTATTATGGCGGCTCTTAGCGCTGTTGCAGCTCTTGTTCCCGGAGCCATGGTTGGCGTTCTTGGAATGGGGTTGGTTATCGCAGAACTGGCGTTGGTTCTTGCCGCAGTCGGCGCGTTGGCTCAAATTCCCGGTTTGCAGTGGCTCATCAATGAGGGCGGTAATTTACTGCAAGGCGTCGGTACTGCCATTGGCAAATTTATCGGTGGTATTGTAGGCGGCTTTATGAGCGGTGTTTCCAGCCAGTTCCCGCAAATCGCTACTGATTTGTCCGGATTCATGACAAATATTCAGCCGTTTATTCAGGGCGCTTCCGCTATTGACCCGTCGATGATGGACGGTGTAAAAGCCCTGGCCGAAACGATTCTTATCCTGACTGCTGCGAATATTCTGGAGGGGCTGACTTCCTGGTTTACAGGTGGGTCTTCGCTTACTGGGTTTGCGGAGGAACTTGTTCCTTTCGGCACAGCTATGAAGCAATTTTCGGATGAGATATCCGGAATTGACGGAGAAGTTGTGGCTAATGCGGCGGTTGCAGGCAAAACACTGGCGGAAATGGCCGCTACGCTTCCCAACAGTGGAGGCGTCGTGGGTTTCTTTGCCGGTGAAAACGATATGGGCGCGTTTGGGGACCAGCTTGTACCCTTCGGCGAAGCAATGAAAGCTTTTGCTGACTCGGTTGCAGGCTTGGACGCCAGTGTGGTTACAGAAGCTGCAAATGCCGGAAAAGCTATGGCTGAGATGGCGTCTACGATACCGAACAGCGGAGGGGTCGTCGGCTTCTTCGCCGGTGAAAACGACATGGATGCTTTCGGCGAACAGCTCGTCCCGTTTGGCGAAGCGATGAAAGAATTCTCAATAGCCGTTACCGGACTGAACGCGGATGTGGTTGTCAATTCCGTTACTGCGGGTAAAGCGCTTATGGAATTGGCAAATACCGTGCCGAACAGCGGAGGTCTCGTTGCATTCTTCACAGGCGAAAACGACCTTGACATGTTTGGAGAGAAATTGGTGCCGTTCGGAGAAGCCATGAAGCAATATTCCATTGCCGTTACAGGGCTGGATGCCAACGTGGTGGTAAATTCCGCAAATGCGGCGAAAGCTCTGGTAGAGCTGTCCAACAATCTTCCGAACAGCGGCGGCATCGTCAGTTGGTTTACGGGAGATAACGATATTGCCTCTTTTGGTGAAAAACTTGTCTCCTTCGGTCAGTCTTTCGCGGCTTATTACGCAAGCGTCAGTACCGTGGATGTAGCGAAGTTAAGCGGCGTTGTTGCGCAGTTCCGCAATCTTGTGGATTTGGCGAACGGTATTACCAGCGTTGATACGAGTGGGATGTCCCGTTTCGCTCAGGATTTGACAAATCTTGGCAACTCCGGTATTGAAGCTTTATAAATGCTTTCAATAATGCCAGTTCCAGAGTGAGCGCCGCTGCGACATCAATGCTTACAACCTTTATCAATGCCGCTAACGCACAGAAGTCGGCGGTTGTTTCAACCTTTACCACTATGGTGAACAGCGTCATTTCTTCGCTTACAAGTCAGCAGTACCAGTTTACGACTATCGGCAGCACAATGATGACGAATTTCATCACTGGTATTCGTGGGAAAGACAGCCTGGCCAGAAACACTTTCTTGACCATGATTAACGGATGCCTGACCACTCTTCGAAACAAATTCTATGAGTTCAACACCGTGGGTCAAGCCGTTATGACCAACCTTATTGCCGGAATCCGTTCTAAGGACCAAACGGCAAGGGATACTTTCGTCCAAATTGTCAGCGGATGTCTTACAGCGATTCGAAACAAGTATACGGATTTCTATAATGCCGGTAAATATCTTGTGGAAGGATTTGCCGACGGTATCACCGCAAACACCTATTTGGCGGAAGCAAGAGCGCGGGCTATGGCAGCGGCAGCGGCGAGAGCAGCCGAGAGAGAACTGGACGAACACTCACCTTCCAAGGTGGGTTATCGAATCGGTGATTTCTTCGGCCTTGCCTTTGTCAATGCAATTTCGGACTATGCCGATAAATCTTACAAAGCCGGCACCAATATGGCGGCAGCCGCTAAAAACGGTTTGAGCAACGCAATTTCCAAAATCAGAGAATTTGTCGACGGCGAAATGGAGGTTCAACCTACAATTCGTCCTGTTTTGGATCTTTCCGAAGTACGTTCCGGCGCCGGCCGGCTTACCGCTATCCTGAGCAGAAGCCAGGCGATGAAGATCAGTTCTTCGATGAACCGGGAAACAACCGGGGAAATTCAAAATGGAGATGGCACGCCATCTGTTGGAAATTCCTATTCCTTTGTACAAAACAACTATTCACCTAAAGCACTGTCGAGAATCGATATCTATCGCCAGACGAAGAATCAGTTCTCCGCTTTGAAAGGATTGGTGGAAACATGATTTATTCGATTGTTGTCACCAATTATTTAGGTGACAGAATCAAGCTTGAGCTGGGGAAGCCTGATGTTTCGGGCTTCCTCATCAAGTCTATAACCGGTCTTGGCCCGGCAAAAGCCAACGTGAACACGACGGAAGTTTCGACCAACGACGGCTCTCTGTTTAATTCCGCAAGGCTGAGCCAAAGGAACATCGTGCTCGACATGGTGTTTATCAACACGGTTTACGGGGAAAGCATCGAAGACCTGAGGCAAAAATCCTACAAGTATTTCCCTCTGAAGAAAAGTGTGGAGCTCACCATCGAGACGGACAACCGATATGTGAAGACAACCGGCTATGTGGAGTCGAATGAACCGAACATATTCAGCTCTCAGGAAGGCACGCAAATTTCCATTATTTGCCCCGACCCTTATTTTTATTCGGCCGGAGAAGATGGGAACAACGTAACCAACTTTTACAGTATCGACCCGATGTTTGAGTTCCCGTTTTCAAATGAATCCCTGGACGAGCCGCTGCTGGTTTTCGGCGAGATTCAAATAAAGACGGAGGGCGTTATCACCTATCACGGCGATTCCGAGATTGGCGTGATGATTTACATCCACGCTATCGGACCAGCGACCAATATCAATATCTATAACACCGAGACTCGTGAAGTGATGAGAATCAACACCGAAAAGATTTCATCGCTGACGGGGAAAGGGATTGTAGCAAGCGACGATATTGTAATCAATACCGCAAAGGGTGAGAAAAGCATCACTCTGATTCGGGAAGGCGTCTCCTACAACATCCTGAACTGTCTGGACAAAAACACAGACTGGTTCACGCTGGCAAAAGGAGACAACATCTTTGCTTTTACCGCAGATAGCGGCGTTACAAATCTCCAATTCCGAGTCGAGAACAAAGTAATCTATGAAGGGGTGTAAGACATGGAACTACTGGTATTAAATACTACGTTTGAGTCTATCGCCGTCGTGGATACTTATGAATCTCTGATTTGGACGGATCGGTATAACGCATACGGTGATTTCGAAATCTTCTTTGCCATGGATACGGGTCTTCTCGAATATCTGAAAGAAGACAACTATCTTTGGCTGAAAGAGTCGGAACACTGCATGATTATAGAGGAAATCAAGATTGATTCCGACACTGAAGACGGCAATCATCTAATCGTGACGGGCCGGTCGTTGGAATCCATTCTTGAACGTCGCATTATTTGGGGGCAGCGAATTTTCAGCGGAAATTTTCAAAATGCGATCCAGACGATGCTGAATGAGAACATCATTTCGCCGTCAATTGCGGACCGAAAGATTCCGAATTTTACATTCAAGGCTTCCACAGACAGCAAAGTAACCGGACTGACGATTGACAACCAGTATACGGGCGACGACCTGTATACCGTTATCAAGGGGTTGTGTGAAGAGAACAACATCGGGTTCAAGATTATTCTGACCGATGACAATAAGTTCGAATTCAGCCTGTATGCTGGCGCAGATCGTTCGTATGACCAGACGGAAAACCCGTATGTGGTGTTCTCTCCGAATTTTGAAAACATCATCAACAGCAACTATTATTCATCCAAGGCCAACTTAAAAAATGTAACGCTTGTCGCCGGGGAAGGCGAAGGAGCGTCAAGAAAAACAACTGTTGTAGGGTCTGGTTCCGGTTTGGACAGGCGCGAATTGTTTACAGACGCCCGAGATATTTCGTCTGACACTGAAGACGGGCAGTTGCCGGAAAATGAATATATTGCTCAGCTTACCGCCAAAGGCGAAAAGAACCTTGCCGACCACGACAGAGTTACAGCCTTTGAGGGGGAAGTCGAGGTCACAAGGCTGTTTAAGTATGGCGAAGACTTTTTTATTGGCGATATTGTCCAGATTGCCAATGAATATGGGAACGAAGGATCTGCTTATATTTCGGAGCTGATTATCTCAAGAAGCAAAGACGAGCAATCCATCTACCCTACTTTTAAGACTATTTCAGAAAAGGAGGGAACGAGCTAAATGAGCGTAACTTATGGGTTTTACAACTCGCTAAACGGCGACCGCAAGTATAACGCCGAGCAGGTATCGAGCCTGTTTGACGGTTTGATTATCGATGGTGTGTTCGCTTCCATCGGGACGGCTTTCGCAGTAAAAGCAACGACGGGAATTACCGTCAATGTTGGAATCGGCAAAGCTTGGTTTAACCACACATGGACTTTGAACGATTCTATTCTTCCGCTGGAAGCCCCGGAAGCCGAAGTCCTTTTGGACAGAATCGACGCAGTTGTGCTTGAGGTGGACGCTACGGAATCTGTTCGGGCAAACAGCATCAAGTTTGTGAAAGGGACGCCGTCCAGCGCTCCATCTAATCCGACTCTTACAAACGAGGGCACTGTGCATCAGTATCCGCTCTGTTATATTTACAGAAAATTCGGAAGCTCCGCGATTACGCAGGCCGATATCACAAATATGGTTGGTACGGAATCTACCCCATTTGTCACAGCTATGCTGCAAACCATCAGCCTTGACGAGCTTCTGGGCCAGTGGCAGAGCGAGCTTGACCAATTTGTCGACGCAAGGCAGGACGAGGTGGACCAGTGGATTGCCAGCGAGGAATCCGACTTTACCGAATGGTTCGATCAGATGAAGGCGGATTTACAGGCGGAACAAACCCTGCTCGACCAATGGGTTGCCACTGAACAGGCTGATTTCCTGGCATGGTACAACCAGATGAAAGACCAGTTGGGAGAGGACGCCGCCGGAAATCTTCAAAACCAGATCAACAAGGATGAGATCAAGCGGATTCTTCTGGTCGGGTTTGAAGACGGAACAAAAGAGTTTTCGGAAGACGGAACGGTTATTACCTCTACCGCCAGCGACGGACGAATCCTGACGAAGACATTTACAAACGGATTCCTCACAATGACGAGCGTGCTGAAGAGCGCTGCCGGCGCAGAAGTGGCGAGAGCGTGAAAACCTTTAACGCCGACGGCAGTTTAATCAGCACTGTCGTTACGTATTCTTAATGCGAAAGGAGAAAATTCAAAATGGCAGAAGAAGATCTGATCTTTGGGAAAAACAGACATTTCTTCGGCGGCATCGAGCCGTCCAATATGCAGAACTTTACTGCGGCTATTGAAGGCGAGCATGTCAAAATTACAGCGCAGCTTCCTGCCGACACGGTTATCAACGGGCAAACGCTTTGCACCGTAGAGGGGGCCGTTATCCGAAGAAAGACAACGGATTATCCTAAGGACGAATTCGACGGAGAAGAGGTTTCCGTTATTAAGACCTCTACGACTTTTGTGGACAGCGAAACGTCCGCAACAGGCACTTATTACTATGCAGCGTTCCCGTTTACCACGCAGGGCGTCTACAACCGAAATAAGGCGAACCGCGTTGTGGTGAATGAGCCGGAGCCGATGGAGGAGTTTTCCGCAAAGTCGGTATATATTTCCTCTTCCGATACGGTGAAAGTAGAAATTACTGCCAAGCTTCCGGACGGCGTTGCCGGCGCTGTAATCCGAAAGAGTACGACTGGTTATCCGACAAGCGAAACCGACGGTGATGCGCTTACGACAATTACGACAGACACCGTATATACGGATACTAACGTGACAGTCGGAACCACCTACTATTATTCAGCGTTCCCTTACACCAGCACCGGAGCCTATAACAGGAGCGAAGCCAACCGTACAAGCGTAACCCCGAAAAAGCGGGATTATCTGTTCGGTTACGATCTTGTCAAGTCGACCAGTAGCCCGAGCGGACGCGTTTCTTATCCTGACGATGTTGACAATGCTGGTTTCACGCCGGCCAAGATGAATTTCGGCGGCAGCTTCAGCTACGGCGACTGGAACTTTGCCCCTGGCGAGAAATTCATGCCCCGTCCGTGTATGCTGACTTACGCCGGCGTTGTAGACCATTATCTGAATCCAAACGACTACACGCAGAAGGCGGAAGGCGGGGCTTCCAAGGTTGCTGATACCTCCTTTGGCGGCAACGCTATGATGGAATGGCCGAAGATCTACACCAAACGATGGGAAGAGGGCGGCGTATACCATTTCCGCTGCTCGGACACCCCGCAGGATGAGAGTTGGGAATGCTGGAGCAACTACGACAGGCTTAACAACCAAATCGATCACTTCTACACCCCGATTTATTTCGGTTCCAATGTGTCGAGCAAGCTCCGCTCCATCAGCGGGCAGGCCAACATGGTAAGCCAGAATGCCACGACTGAAATCAACTACGCGAAGGCCAACGGAAACGACTGGTACACCGAAGTCCTTGCGGACAGGCTGTTGATCCAGGATTTGCTCGTCATGATGGGCAAGAGCACCGACGGCCAGACCGTGTATGGAAAAGGCAGATGCGATACCAATTCGGCCGTAAACACCGGTACCATGAACAGCAGAGGCATGTTCTGGGGTTCCAACAATGGTACGGACGGTGTGAAGGTGTTCGGCATGGAGCATTTCTGGGGAAACCTGTGGAGACGCACTGCTGGCTGGATGAATGTAAACGGCACGCAGAAAGTAAAGCTTACAAGAGGCACAAAAGACGGGTCTACTGCAAGCGATTACAATACGGACGGCAATGGCTACAAAACGGTATCCGGCGCAACGCCTTCTGGCACTTCTGGAGGCTATATCAGCAGTATGAAAACGGAAGGGTTCGGACGGATTCCGGTTACGGCAAGCGGTTCGAGCAGCACATTCGAGGCAGACGGTCTGTGGTACAACAATTCCGACACAATGTATGCGCTTGTCGGCGGCGCCTGGGCCGGTGACCTTCCTTGCGGTCCGTTCTGCGCTCATCTGGCCCGTGCGCCGTCCTATTCGCACTCGGGCGATGGCGCGGCTCTCTCTTGTAAACCACTTGCGACGGCGTAGCCGTCCGAAGAGGAGAGGTCTGGAGAACCTTAGGTTCGCCGGAAAAAAACGAATATTAAAAAGGATTATGTACTGCGAAAAGCTGCGATTGTCGGCGGCAACTGGAACAATGACCTTCAATGCGGTCCGTTCTACGCTAATCTGAACAATACGCCGTCCAATTCGAACTCGAACAATGGCGCGGCTCTGTCTTATCCAATAAGAAGTTTCTCACTTAATGCAGTACATATCGCTGTAAAAAACAGCAAGAGACAATTTGTTTCTTCCTCACCGCTTGGTGAAAATTAACTCGGTGCAAGCATCTGCTAGTAGCTGAGAATATGTCGAACGCGGATGAGAGGATAAGAGAGAATATATGAAATCCTATAACCACTTGTACGAAAACTGCATATCCGAAGAAAACCGAAGGATCTCCCTTAACCTTGCGAAACACAGCAAGCGAATGCGAAGAATCATGAAAAGCCGGCACCTGTCCGACGATGCTCTGGTTGCCTTATCCTACGACTGGATCAACAACTATGAGAACGCCGAGCATGTGCCGGTTTATATTTATGACGGCATTACGCGCAAAGAGAGGGTTATTATCGTCCCCACAATGGAAGAGCTGATTGTTCAGCACAACGTTGTGAACGCTTTGAAGCCGATGTTCTGCAAGGGCATGTATGAGCATAGTTATGCCAGTTTACCGGGAAGAGGCGCCCACAAAGGGAAACGGGTCATTGAGAAATGGATTCGAACCGATGCGAAGAACTGCAAGTATGTTCTGAAAATGGATATTCGACATTTCTTTGACACTGTTCCCCACGACAAGCTGAAAGCCAAACTAAGAAAGACAATCCATGATGAAAAGATGCTGGATTTGCTCTTTCGGATCATCGACGTAACCGACATTGGGATTCCGTTAGGCTTTTACACTTCTCAATGGCTTTCTAACTGGTATTTGCAGGGCCTAGACCACTATATCAAAGAACGGTTGGGAGCCGTGCACTATATGCGCTACATGGATGATATGGTTATCTTCGGCAGCAACAAGAAGGTTTTGCACCAGACAAGACAAGCGATTTCCGATTATCTCGAAAATGAGCTTGGGCTTTCACTAAAAGACAACTGGCAGATTTTTCGGTTCTCATATGGGAACGACAAGGGGCGCGACCTTGACTTCATGGGGTTCCGATTCTTCAGGAACCGAACGATACTTCGTAAAACCATCATGTACAAGGCCACGAGAAAAGCCAGAAAACTTTCCCGAAAAGAGAAGCCAACGATACACGACGCCCGTCAGATGCTGTCATATCTTGGCTGGATTGACTGCACCGATACTTACCGAATGTATCAGAAATGGATTAAGCCGTTTGTCAGTTTTAAGCAACTGAAACGAAAAGTTTCACAACATGACAGATACGACGAAAGAAGAGTGTATCAACAGCTTGTCAAACCTTACAGCTCGAAAGGAGGATAAGGCGTATGGAGCTAGACTACCGATATGCCGAGAGCACAGTCAAGCCGTCTGCCCTTGAAATCAACGACGGCACGGTTTATCTGCGAAAAGACTATTCCGAAATTGTCCGAACCTCTGAGCAAAGCGAAAAAGTCACTTACTGGACATATCAGGAGGCCCAGATTACTACGCAGGAATTCAATGAGTATGTCAACATGCTCATGGCTCAAAATGCGATCAAGGGTCAGAACGATTCCGAGAACATCGTCAGTCTTATGGTTGGACAGGAAAACAACGATAGCAATCAGCTCGCCGTAATGGAAGCGATTGCCGATCTGTACGAAATGCTTTTGCCAATGTAGGAGGTGCCGGTTATGGTTAGTCTTTACTGCACGCTTATTATCAATAAGCGAAGAACATTCGACCAAGTCCCGGAGAAAATCCAGGGCGAAGTCGAAACCAGACTCAGGGAACTGGGTTATGACGTCAACGGCGATCCTGTTGCCGGGGAGGTCTAACCATGTTCTATATACTCACAAAACTATTTGTAGGAGGTAGTAAAATGGTAGCATTGTATGTTGCACTGATCGTCAACGACCGCAGGACCTTTGAGCAGGTTCCGGCCAAACTGAAGGCTGCTGTGAAGGCAGACCTTGAGGCTATCGGCCTCGACGAGAACGGGAACGCTATTGTAGAGTAACCCGTTGGTGAGAGGAGGGGCCTGCTTCACCGTGGGCCCCAATTCTCTTTCTTTTAAGAAGCTGTAGGGGATATTTTCCGTAAGCTTCTTTATTTGTTTTATAAGGAGGACGATGCGAAAGATGGAACCCTGGCTTCAAATGGTGGTGACGATTGTTTGCGCGGTCATCGCTTCATCCGGTTTTTGGGCGTTTATCCAAAAGAAAAACGACAACAAAGATGTAAAGTCGCAGATGCTTATCGGGCTCGCCCACGACCGCATTATATTTCTCGGGATGCATTACATCGAGCGGGGATGGATTACACAGGACGAATATGAGAACCTTTACGAGTACCTGTATAAACCTTATGAAAAACTCGGCGGAAACGGCTCGGCTAAGCGAATTATGACCGAAGTGAATAAGCTGCCTATCCGAAAGTCGACTTACCAGCCGGAAGAGGTGACAGACCATGAATAATTGTCGAAAATGGAGGTGATACCATGAGTTACAGTGTTTCGGGTACAACGATCACACTAACCAGAGGAGACACTTTTGTGGCGCTCATTTCTATCACCAAACAGGACGGCACGCCATATGTGCCAAATGATGGCGATAAAGTACGGTTTGCCATGAAAGCAAAATATGAAGATCCAGAACCGCTTGTGGTGAAAGATATCCCGATTGATACGCTTACACTTACTCTTCATCCAGAGGATACGAAAGACCTTTCGTTTGGAAAGTATGTTTATGATATTCAGCTAACGAAAGCCGACGGAACCGTGGATACCTTTATCACAAAAGCGACTATTAAAATAACAGAAGAGGTAGATTAGTATGAGCGGATTAAAAGCGTTCGAATCAATTCGCGGTACTATTTCGGGAGAATCTACCTTATCGGGAACATTGTCCGTAGCTACCGGGCAAGATTACGACATCTATTCCGGAGAGTATGAGATAATTCCAGACGTTGAAGACGAACAGACGCTGGAAACCGCTCACAAATTGCTTACGGATAATATCGTCGTCGCCAAAGTTCCTTACTTTGAGACCAGCAATGATTCGAACGGAAATACCGCTTATATTGGAAAGGAAGTGTAGTTTATGCCAGACACAAAAGCAATCAATAAAGTTATATATGGCGGAAGAGTCCTTATTGACTTGACTGGTGATACTGTTACCGCTGACAAGCTACTTGCTGGATATAAGGCACACGGAGCAGACGGTAATATTGTAAATGGTACTTGCGATTATGATATGAATACGCAAGACGCTAATGCTACCGCTGCTGAGATTCTGTCAGGTAAGAAAGCCGGCGTTGGTGGTCAAATGGTTACCGGTGCCATGAAAAATAACGGCGCTGTTGAAGGGACCATTTCGTCCAAAGATGAAGAGTATACCGTTCCGCAGGGGTTTCACGACGGTTCGGGCAAAGTAAAAATCCATGCTGACGAAAAGGCGAAGCTTGTTGCGAACAACATTCGGGAAGGCGTTACGATTCTTGGTGTTGCCGGCAGTATGACCGGAACCGAAGGGGCCAATCCGCAGGCTAAAACCGTTACGCCAAGCACCAGCCAGCAGGAAATCCTTCCGGATTCCGAGTCCGGGTACAATTATCTTTCCCAGGTTACTGTTCTGGCTATCCCTTATTCGGAGGCGGAGAACCCGCAGGGAGGCACGACTGTAACAATCGGCTAATGAGAGGTGATGGCGATGTCCTTTAATAAAGTAATCTATGGAGGACGAACTCTTATAGATTTGACTGCCGATACCGTAACGGAAGATTCTTTGCTAGAGGGCTACACCGCTCATAAGGCGGACGGTTCTGTTATAACGGGAAAATTCAAAGGCGGAAGCGAGACGGAGGAAATAGACCGAATCCTTACTTCCGGACTAACCGATGGTTATAAATATTTTCTGGATGATGGGACCATAATCAGCAACGATAGCGTAAATGGTCTGAAATTGACTAAGACTTTTTCAAATGATTTCAAGACCTGCACTGCCGTCTTGACCAACGAAGATAATACGGAATTGGGACGGACGGTGAAAACTTATTCGGACGATTGCCTGGTCGTAACCACCACCGATCATTTGGGACGCAAGCTTGTAAAGACGTTCAACGCAACGTTGAAGACCTGTGTTTCTGTCCTTACAGATGTGGAAGGAATGCAGTTGGCCAGGCAGACTAAGACCTTCTCGGACGATGGTTCAGTCATCGAAACAGAGGTTGTTTACGGCAGTCAAACGACGTAATAAAAGTGTATACACCTCGATTTATTCCTACACTATACCTGCATTTGGGCCGAAAAACCCAGAATTTCCGGGCATTTTTGTTTCTATTATAGAAACTTACCTTAATTTACCCACTGCTAAAGCCCAGTAAATACGCGGTTTTAAGAGCAGTTAGATGTGAGAAAAAGCCGAGAAATGTAGGTAATTCATCTATCATTCCTGCATTACTCCTATACACTTATTCCTATACAAAAGAGAGCCTCCTTGTGGTATCGGATGCCTTAACCGGCGTCCCGCTGCGAGGAGGCTTTTTCTTTGTTATAGGCAAAAAATACAAGCTATTTTATTTTTTCTATTTCGTCTTTTAGCCATTCAAATTCTCTCTGTGTATAAACCTTTTCGGTTATATCGGAAATCTTATGTCCTACCATATATTTAATGGCGTATTCATCAACGCCGTATTTTTTAGCCATGGTAACAAAGTGTTTGCGTCCGTCATGGGGTCTATGCTCCGGATTAAGTTTCAGTTCGTCCCGAATCATTCCAAAAGCCTTTTGATATCTGTTGTAGGTCAAAGCCGTATTTTTGACCCTGCTGCTTGGATTAGCGTAATTGAACAGATATACGCTTCCCATTTTCTGAGCCTCTTTATAGTGCCGTTCTACCAAGTGTCTTATTTTCGAGTGGATTGGAACAACACGGTTAGTACCTGCGTCGGTTTTCATTCCCCCGCTGAATGTGCCGTTTTCAAGATCCACGTCTTTCAGTTCCAGCAAACCAATTTCCTGTGGCCTCCATCCGGAATAGCACTGAATTAAGATAACATCTACATACATTTTATCATCTACGTGCTGCCAGAGCAAATCCATCTCTTCTTGTGTAAACGGTATGTGCTCTTTCTTTACCGTTACAATTTCTTTGATGGTTTCTTCGGTTAGATTGAACGTTCTCGAATAGTTGCGGTCCACCAATTCATATTCCAAGGCATAATCGAGCATTAAGTTGAACAGTGACTTAATCTTGTTCTTCATTGATGCGCTCGGGGTTTGTTCTTTTCCTCGTACTACGGATATCCCTTCTTCCATACAGCCTTTTATATGACGCGCTCGGACATCAATCACTCTCATGCTGTACACGGACGAACAATATCCCCAGGCGGATTCTACTGCTCTGCCGCTCGCTTCATTCTTCAGAGTTTTCAAGTATTCCGGTTTCCATCGTTCGTACAATTCTTTGACAGTAAGAGACGGCTCAAGATCGTAGGGGTTCTTGTTATATTCCACGAGAGCGGCATAGGCGTCATTATAGGTGGGAAAATAGGATTCCGGTTTCAGAGGTTTACATATTGGGCGTCCGTTTTCTGATTTTCCTACACTCACCATCGCCCTGAAAGGATTACGGAGATTACGGTTTTTAATTTCGCTGATCTGTCCGAACCCGTTTGGTAAACGGCGTCGCTTGTTGTTTTTGTTTCGAGGCTTTCTTGATTTAGTGCTTGTCTGCATCGGATATCCGCAATGCGGACAGGAAACAGCTTTATCACTTACTTGCAATTCGCACTCCGGACATTTTATAAGCATAAAGACCACCTTTCCATTGATTTGCTATTAGTAATCATATATCATAAGTATAGGAATTGTCAACTCCTACACACAACAACTTTTCTTGCTACGATTGGAGGAAAAGATGAGATATGATTAGTGACAGCAAATCAACCTGTCCCAAATGTGGCGGGCAGTTGAAATATTACGACACCGTAAAAAGGATTGTACGGACGAAATACGGCGTCAAAAACAAAGTAGATATTCGAAGGTTCCGATGCCAAAAATGCAGCGCTATGCATCGGGAACTTCCGGACTTTATATTTCCATACAAGCAGTACGAAGCAGAAATCATCATCGGTGTTTTGGAAGGGTTTATTACCTGCGAAACGCTTGGCTTTGAAGATTACCCTTGTGAAATGACGATGATCCGATGGCGGCTGTCTCCACCTAAGTTGTTTTCACTAAAAGCTGTTTCTAACCTAGAATAGCAGTTGAAAGGAGGCAAAAGCCAATGGATGAAGTTATATTTGCATCTGGTTCAGTACCAGTAGCCGTAGCAGCGAGGGTTTATGGAAAAGACGCTTCATGGATTCGAGCCGGCATTATATCTGGATGGCTGCCCATCGGTAAAGCAACCAGGAACGGAAAACTTATCACCAATCTGGAAGAGATGAATTCGAAATACGGACGAATCAACTTTTATATCTCTCCAAAGTTACTATGGCAGGAAACGGGTTATGTCTGGCGAGGTGAACGGGTATGAGCACAACGATAAGACCGGAAGTATCTGAGAAAAACCAATACTGGATTGAAAAACACCGGTATTACGAGTTGAAGCATTTCTGTCTACAGTATCCGATATGGCGGAAATCATATGCCATGCTGGATGGGTTTCCGAGCAGTTGGCCGAAATTGATACCGCCGAGCAGGACAAATAACATCAGCGATCCGGTTGCTAAATGCGCGATGGCAAGGCTGTTTTACTCGAATCGGATGGACATGGTCGAACGGATGGCCAAAGAAGCAGACGAAGAACTTTACTGTTATATTTTGAAAGGTGTAACGGAAGGGGTTTCTTATGATTACATGAGGGTTAAATTTTCTATCCCATGCTGCAAGGATACTTATTACAACTTGTACAGACGGTTCTTCTGGCTGCTCAGCCAAGAAAGAGGGTGATAGAGTGAAGATTGTAGATGTGGCTGTTAAGAAAGTATATCGGTTCAATTGCCCGAACTGACAGACATAGGCGGTAAGGTAAGTAAGTTCTATTGCCCAGTGTGCCGAAAAGAGCGCTATATAACCTGGTCTGACTTGAGGAAGAAAATCGTCTATGAGGGTTCGCAAGAATAACAAGCTCCTTTATGAAAGGAGTGTAAGCATATGAAATTATTTGTATTAGCTTTTTTAACGGGAATTGGATTTAAATTTGGAGAATTCTTAATAGACTTCTTATTTAGTCTAATTCCTCGAAAACGAAGAAAAAACAAAGTTTCTTATCGCCATTACTATTACTAGCAAAAAGATTGGGCCGCTAACAACGGCTCTTTCTTTTTATCCTAGATTAGAATTCAGTACGCAGGTGACGGAAAAACATGTTAAATTGATATCTGAAAAATTCCCCGGGTTGAAAATTTGGAAAAACATTTTAAAAGGAGGACGCACATGAACTTGGCAATTATCTTTGCTCTCGGCGTTTTGGTAGGCGCCATTTTTACGGGTATTGTATTTCGACTTTTCTTAGTCGGAACGCTTCGAGTCGATCATTCAGATCCGGATGGTCCTTTTTTGTTTTTGGAACTATCGAAGCGGGTTGAAGCGATAGTTTCAAAAAAGTATGTCGTGATGAGAGTCAAGGCTAAAGACTTCATTCCGCACAAATAACACTTCCTTTTATGGAACCCAGTAAACGAAAGGAGAAATGCAAAATGGGCGAAGAAATTAAAAATTTGTTGGAAAAGGAAATCAAGAATCAAATCGAAAACTTGGCTTCTCTCGAACCAGGAAGCGAAAAACACTCTACAGCAGTGGAAAGCTTGGCGAAACTTTACAAGGTGAAGCTCGATGAAGACAAAACTTCAATGGAGTATCTGGACAAAACTCAGAATCGTGAAAGCGATGAGGGCTTTAAGGTTGCTCAGATTGAAGAGAATGTCAAAGATCGGTATGTCAAAATTGGTATTGCAGCCGCCGAGCTTGTGCTGCCGTTGATGTTCTACGCATTCTGGATGCGAAAGGGATTCAAGTTCGAAGAGAAAGGAACTTATACCTCTACGACATTCAGAGGTTTGTTTAGCCGTTTTAAACCAACCAAGAAGTAAAATGGTTCCGAAACGAGGAGTTCGTGGATATCACACGGCCTCTTCGTTTTTCTCCGTTAAAATCGCATCCACTATTATGAGAGATGTAAAAGTGCTTTTTATCTCTTGATAATTCAAAGGTGGCGGTTATACTTAAAATTGCCACACAGTATCAAGGAGGTAATTTGCAATGAGCTTTTTTAACGACGCGCAAAAGGACGCATTCTGGCAGGTATATTTGCAGTAAATGCGGAGCAAGGATGCAGTTCGAGGATGAATGGGAAGATATATTAGTATGCCTCGAATGCGGCCATTCCGTAGAATTGGAACGGTACGGAATGGAAGACGATGAGGAATATGAAGCTCTGTATCCTACCAGAGAAGAGGTTTGCGGAGAATTTGACGAAGATTAAATAAGATTATTAGCAAAAGGGAGAGGGTCCTGACGAGGGCTCTTTCTCTTTTCTTTTTGGTGGTGTATATGAGATACCATTTTGATAAACCGGAAATCTATCTGTCTATGTACGGAAGCCGTTATATTTGCGATCATCCCGTTTACAACAGTTGCACGCTATACACGATCGGAGAAAAAGGACTGGCCGTGATACAGCAGAGATTTGATGCGGAAACCAAGAGTACATGGTGGAGTGAGGTTGACCCGTGGATTACCGACGCTTTATATTTGCACCCCAATTTTCGGGAATACTTTGACGCCCGTTCCGGAACTTGTACAGACGGCCTCTACCCCACCGTTACTGTCCGACAAATTATGTGGGCGCTGAAAATGAAACCTATCAAACGGGAGCGATGGGAAACAGTCTTTGACAGACGGGAAATTTAAGTTCGCAAAAATCGCATCTTCTTTTACGGAAATCAATGGGTATTTGAAAGGAGTAAAAGGAGTATGGACGAAATGAAAATAGGGTCGAAATTCACGACGGGCATTCTGTCGAAGTTGATAGCTATGCTAATCCGAAAGAAGTTTGGGTATGATGTGGAACTCAAACTTAATGAGGTGAACGCAACGGTTATTGACGGAAAGACACATGTCCATCTGGATGTAGATGCTGAACTCGAAAAAGACGAACTTATGAAAATTTTAAAGAACATTGGTTTGTAAGGAGAAGGGCCGCTAATAACGGCTCTTTTCTTTTGCCGCGCGAAAATTACAACGCTTATTATGAGGGAAAGAGAGTAACCGATTAGGATAGTTGAGGTTGCCATAATAGTAAGTTTATGCTTGGCTTACATCTTTCTCTTTTAATTTTTTCACGAAAGGAGAAGACCATGAGCATCGATCAGCTTGAACTAATTTTGTATGACATGTATCACATGGATGCTTGGATGCCTCCGTTGTTCGGAAAATGGACAGAGGAATTCAAGAAAAGCAGTTATTCACAATGGGCTGTCGACGAGCTCAGAGATTTTATCGCCGAAAAAATATATCCGAGAACATCGGGATCAATCGATGAATTCTGTGAACTCGCCCACGAATTCATGGTGAAGATGTTTGCTTATTCAAAAGTAAATCCGAGAACAAGCCAAATATTTAAATCGGCCGGCAACATGGCTGTAGATATCCTGGATTTACTGAGAGCTATGAGATGAACGAAAGGAGAAAAACATGAACAAAACCCCTGTTATTCAAAGGGCGATCCACAAGTCGGGACTATATTTGAAAAAATATTCTCCTGTTGCTTTGTCATGCGTAGCGTCCGTAGGAGTAATCGTAACTGTTGTTACAGCCGTTAAAGCTACTCCAAAAGCTGTAGAACTTGTCAAAGCGGACAGCAGAAAAAATCACGATGGAGATCCATACGCCTACACCAGAAAAGAGGCGTTTATGTCAGCGTGGAAATGTTATATTCCAACTGCTGCTTTTGGCCTTTCCACGATAGCCTGTATTATGGGAGCCAATGCGCTTAATAGCAGAAAACAGGCTGCGCTAACAAGCGCCTACGCTCTTATTAACCAGTCCTATAAGGAATATAAGGACAAGTTGAAAGAGCTTTACGGAGAAGAGGCACATAATGCGATTGTGGATTCCATAGTGAGCGAAAAGTGTAAGGACGTTTATATTTCGTCACCAAGCTTTATCAGCAGTTCGAGTCTTGACTTTGGTGAAGGAATGGAACCCGAGATAATTCGTACTTTCTACGACAGCTTTTCCCAGAGGTATTTTGAGACAACCATCGCCAAGGTCATAGAGGCGGAATACCATTTGAACCGCAATTTTATGTTTCAAGGCGTAATCCCATTGAACGACTTCTATGAGTTCCTTGGGCTTGAAAAAACCGAATTTGGAGAAACCGTAGGTTGGTCATCCTGCAACGGCGATATTTACTGGATTGATTTCAACCACCATAAATTAACGCTGGAAGACGGGATGGAAATCTTTGTTATTGACATGGTTTTTGAACCGACCGCCGAATGGATGGAAGATCTTTAAATCCGCAAAATTTACAAGTCGTATTATGAAAAGGAGGTAGCGCTTTATGATTAACGCTAAAATGGTAAAAATTCTTGGTATTGTCGCCACCGCAGTAGGTATGGGAGCAACACTGCTAACCGACTGGGTGAACGAAAAGAAAATGGAAGAGAAAATCGATGAACGCATTAACGAAAAGCTCGCCGCACTTAATGACGAAGAGGAAGAGTCCTAACAGGGGCTCTTTTTCTTTGCTCGACAAGCTATCGTGTGCGATTCGGAAACGGCTGTTTCGATTATCAAGGAATATGTAGACCGGCATTTATTCAGTCCGTCGTTCTCATGGCCTAAAGACGAATTTGAAAAACGGTCGTATTCGCAATGGGCCGCTTATGAAATTATCAATCGAATTATGGATAAGCCCTTTGAAATGCCTATCTGTATTATCGAAAGTTTTATCTGCGAAATGGCTATGTATGCTTGTTACGGCGAGGACGAGCATCGCAGTTTGATATTTCAGACAGCGGTCGAAACAGCCGAAGAATTGATTTTGTTATTTGTTTAAACGAAAGGAGAAAAACATGAAGAGTAAGTTGCGTGTTGTTTTCGGTATTGGAGTATTCGCAGGATTAGCCGGCGGATTTGTTGTCTCTAAAAAATGCATCTTAAAATCGATGGAAAAATATCTTCAGTCTGATGAATGCAAAAACGAAATAAAAAGCAGAGTCGATAAACTTTTAAATGACTTAGTTTCTGAATAAGAAAGGAGAACTCAAATGGGAAAACACAGTTTATCCAGCATTGCCAAGAGTGTACGGACGGCGATGAAAAAGCATAGTCCGGAGATACTTACAGGTATCGGCATTGCTGGAATGATTACAACTACAGTCATGGCGGTGAGGGCAACGCCAAAAGCGCTGATTCTTATCGAGGAGAAAAAAGACGAACTTGAAACAGACCAGCTAAGCGGAAAGGAAATCGTAAAGACAGCATGGCCTTGTTATATTCCGGCCGCAATCGTTGGCTCAGTTTCTGTTTTCTGTCTTATTGGCGCCAGTTCGACAAATCTGCGTCGGAACGCAGCGCTTGCAACTGCCTACACACTTTCCGAATCGACTTTAAAAGAATATCAGGAAAAGGTCGTGGAGGCGATTGGCGATAAGAAGGAGCAGACGATACGGGAATCGATGGCGAAAGAAAAAATCGTGAAGAATCCCGTTCGGGAAGTGATTCTGACCGAAAAGGGCGGAAATACCATCTGCTATGACGCTATCTCGGGAAGATATTTTAAGTCGGACAGAGATACCATCAACCGAGCCGTAAACGAATTGAACCGGCAAATGCGGGATGACATGTATGTAACGCTCAACGAGTTTTATTATGCGCTCGGATTAGACGGGACGAAATTGGGAGATGATCTGGGTTGGAATATCGAAAAGGGATATATCGAACTTGATTTTAGTTCCCATCTTGACGCGAACGGCACCCCTTGCCTGGTTATTGATTATCGGGTTGCGCCGGTTTACGATTATCACTCCTGGTAACGACATCACTGAGAAAACCGCGCGAAAATTACAATTACTTTAATGGAAGAAGTTCCACATTTTCAGAATTTGAAAGGAGAACATAAAATGGAAAACAATGCGATCATGAACAACAAGGTTATCGAAACTACTGAGGAAGTCATTGAAAACACAGGTATGAGCAAGGGTATCAAGATTGCAGCAGGCGTTGGTTTGAGCGTAATTGTAGGCTTTGTAGTCTATAAGTACGTAGCAAAACCGGTGATTGCGAATATCAAAACCCAGATCGAGCTGAAAAAGATGGCTGCTGAGGAGAAGACAATCATTGTTGACGAAGCAGACGTTTCTACAGAAGAAAACTGAAATTTGAATCTGTGAAATTCGGACAAGGGAGAGTGCCTTAAACAAGGTGCTTTCCCTTTTTTCTTTTTACCAAAAAGGAGGGTACGAGAATGAAAGCGTATTACTACGACGGACCAGTCATGCGTTTTGAAAACTGCGTGCAAAATCGCTGGAAAGCGTCTACCTACGCCCCGTCGGAAGCGAAAGCTAAGAGCAATCTTGCTTATCGGTATAAAAAAGAAAACGGCATGACGCCGAATACCAAAATCACTCTGCCTGGCAAATTGATCCCGGCTTAAGAAAGGAGAAACCTAAGTGGAGGAATACAAAACCAATTCAGATAAGTCTCGTCAAGAGCAGTCTGAGAAAAAAGTGGAGGCGGTCATCAGCGGAAAAGCAAAAACCCGAAAAAAGGGTGAAATGCAGAAATTCGCCGATGTGTTCATTGCCGAGGACGCCAACAATGTAAAGTCTTATATTTTGCTGGAAGTCATTGTGCCGGCAATTAAAAAGGCTATTTCCGATATCGTTACTACCGGAATCGATATGATTCTTTACGGTGAGGCAGGAAGAACAAGAAAAAACGGTTCTGCTTCCAAAGTATCGTATCGGAATTATTACGAACGGGAAAGCGAACGCACCCGAGCCGGCTCCGCTATCAGACGGACAAATTTTGACTACGATGATATTTTGTTCGATACTCGCGGAGATGCGGAAGCGGTGCTGGATTCCATGAACGATATTATCAGCCAGTACGGTATGGTAAGCGTGTCGGATTTTTATGATTTGGCTAATGTTGCGAACGACAACTACACAATGAACCGTTACGGCTGGACAAATATTGCTGGAGCAACTGCTGTAAGGGTTCGGGACGGTTATATTTTGAAACTTCCAAGAGCCATACCATTGAATTGAAAGGAGAAAAAATATGCTTGAGTGTAAAATCTGCGGATGCAAATTCAATGCTGTTGAAGAGCGTCATTATATTTCTCGCGACAACGGAAAAAGCGGGTTAGCAGTAGCCTTTGGCTCGGAACCTGAGGAAAAACTGTACGATACTTTTGACTGCCCTTCATGCGGCTGCCAGATTGCGGTTAAGGAACGAAAGAGAATCTATATCCCTTGCTGTGAAACCTGTGAGGAGGACGAAGAGTAATGTACGAATCCCCTGACAAAATGGTGTCGCACCCGGCACATTATCAATCTGAAACCGGTTTGGAAGTTATTGATGTGATAGAAGCTTTTACTTTTGACCTCAAAGGCATCGAAGCAACCGATACCGGCAATATCATCAAATATGCCTGCCGTTGGAAACAGAAAAACGGCATTCAGGACCTCGAAAAGATTATGTGGTATACACAGCATCTTATCGACCATCTCAGAAAACTCGAAAAGGAGAATGAAAACTATGAAAAATAAGACCGAAATTGTAAAGAGCGTCAGCGGCGCTATGAATAAGACCATGATGAAGGTCAGAAAGCACAGCCCTGAGATTCTCGTAGTGGCCGGAATCGCGGGGACGGTTGTAAGCGCCATTATCGCTTGCAAAGCCACAACCAAAGTAAACAAGATTGTGGAGGATACCAAGAACGATATCGATAAGGTTCATACCGCAACGAAAACCGGTGTTACCGAAGCGGGTGAATCTTATTCCGCTGAGGATTCCAAAAAAGACCTCACCATCATTTATGTGCAGACCGGCATCAAGTTTGCCAAGCTGTATGCTCCTGCCGTTATTCTCGGAACGCTGTCCATTACCAGCATCCTTGCGTCCAACAACATTCTTCGCAAGAGAAATGTAGCGCTTGGCGCGGCTTATGCGGCTATCGACAAGAGCTTTAAAGAGTACCGCAGCCGAGTAGTCGAGCGATTTGGCGAGCAGGTAGACCAGGAACTGAAGTACAACATCAAAGCGAAGAAGTTTGAAGAGGTTGAGGTAGATCCTGAAACCGGAAAGGAAAAGAAGGTAAAGAAAACAGTCCAGGTGGTTGACCCCAATCTTCAGAGCGATTATGCTGTTTACTTTGACTCGAAGAGCCGCAATTACGAGACCAATCAGGATTACAACCGCATGTTCCTGAAGGCGCAGCAGGCGTTTGCCAACGATAAGCTTCAGACACGTGGGCATCTGTTCTTGAACGAGGTTCTGGACGATCTGGATCTCCCCCGTACACCTGCCGGTCAGATTGTGGGCTGGACTGCCGATGGTCCGGACGGATATGTCAATTTCAGAATTGTAGAAGTCGAGCGGGAGACCGAAGACGGAAGGCACGAGCCGGTTCTTCTTCTCGATTTCAATGTAGAGGGAAATATCTGGGAGAAGATGTAACTTTAACGCTTCCAGATTGATATTGGGGGTGGTCGCTTTATAAGAGAGGAGTTTTAAAAATGCGAATTATATTAAAGGGTGCTGTGTTTCTTCTGAGCCTTATCCTTTGCTTCATTATTATAGCGAGGATAGCCGCAGCCCCGGCAAAAGAGAAACCCGTCGAGGATACATATAACGATGCGTCTTCGACGGTATCTATATCCCCTATCGAAACTGTGCTGGAACCTTCGCCGCCTGACGAGGAACCGGAACAGGTTGAGGAAGAATGGCCGTACCCTATTTCACAGGAAGAAATTGAACTTATCGCACTGGTAACAATGGCGGAAGCGGAAGGTGAAACGGAACTCGGGCAGAGGCTGGTAATTGACACGATTTTAAACCGGGTCGACGATTCGCATTTTCCGGATAATGTAACCGATGTTATATTTCAGCCGAATCAGTTCACATCCATGTGGAATGGGAGAGTCGACCGCTGTTATGTGAAAGAAGAACTTGTAGAGCTTGTAAAGGAAGAGCTGCTAAAACGGACGAATTACGAATGCGTGTTTTTCACCGCAGGCGGATACAGCGATTACGGTGTTCCGATGTTCCAGGAATGCTGCCATTATTTTTCAAGCTATGATTGAAAGGAGCGTTTATCATGAAAGCATTATTTTCTTATGTGTTTTCTACAATGGCCGGTTTGTGCTTAATCGGCGGTATTGCCATTTTGTCTGGCGGAAGGGAGTAATCAAACGTGGATATGCTCGACGATTTCATAAATCTGCTTGACTCCATATTGGACAGCAAGCGGAAAAGACATATTACCGGCGGGATTCTCCTGAGCGCTGCATTGCTGTTCGGAGGTCTCGCCGTAACTGTTGTTACGATAAAAAACGAGGAGGATTACTATGAGCAAGATTAACTTCGCTATGTTTATGGCCGGTCTGACTATCGGGTCGGCCGCAACATGGCTTTGCCTTAAAAAGCGATACGAGCAAATTGCCCAGGAGGAAATTGATTCGGTGAAAGCGGTCTTTGCGGAAAAGAAGCCGGAAACGGTAATCCGCAAAGAGGAAAATGAAAACCTTGACAAAGACAATAAAATCAAGGCTGACCAGGCTAAATTGAAACCGGATCTGATTAACTATGCTGCTAAGCTCGCAGAGGAAGGCTATACGAATTATGCCTCGACAAACAATAAAAACGTGAAAGAGGAGAAGGTAAATATGGTTGAAAAACCTTATATTATCTCGCCAGAGGAATTCGGCGATTTCGACGAGTATACCAAGCTCAGTCTGACTTATTATTCGGACGGGGTTCTGGCGGATGAAAACGACGAGATTGTCGATGATATTGATGAGACCGTGGGCGCTGATTTTGCAGATCATTTCGGCGAGTATGAGGACGATTCTGTGTTTGTCCGCAACGACCGGCTGAAATGCGATTATGAGATTCTGAGGGATAATCGTTCCTACTCGGATGTCACAGGCAGATACCCCGGTCAGATGGAGGATTAAATGACTGAGAAAGAGCTGAATAACGAATATTTTGAATGGATGTGTCAGCTCGTATGCAATGAACGATATTCCAGGGGTCTATCCTATCAAAAGCTGCTGAGGCATCTTCACAATATTGATTTCCAATATGTGATTCCAATGGATGGTAACAGGGCTGAAGACGGAATAGACCTCCGTTACCGTTTTGGATATGAAAAATCATACGAGGGTCCTATGATTGCCTCTTTTCTGGACAATCGATCTTGTAGTGTGCTGGAGATGCTGATTGCTTTGGCGTTTCGTTGTGAAGAAAACATCATGAACAATCCCGATGTTGGCAATCGAATGGGCCAATGGTTTTGGAATATGATTGTAAATCTTGGTTTGGGTTCCATGAGCGATTCCAGATTCGATCCGAAGTATACGGACGATGTTATATTTCGCTTTATGGACCGCAAATACAAACGGGACGGTGAAGGCGGCCTATTCACGATTGAGCACTGCAAGTACGATATGAGATCGGTTGAGATTTGGTACCAGATGAATTGGTATTTGGACAGCATCCTGTAAAGAAAGGAATTCTGCTATGATTCACAGCAAAGTGTTTGAGTGTTTTCAAGAACATCTGCCGGCGTTTGCCGAAAAGGTTGAAACCTATTTTCCTAACGGGAAAAACAGTATCCGTGTGCGGCAAAAGGACGGCAAGGAATTTATATTTTCGTTTAACGGAGAAAAAACTTGGCGGTTTGAAACTATCGACCAGTTTCTTGCAGGAATGAAAGGAGGAAAAGTTCATGGATGAAATGGTCCGTTATATTTTCGGAAGCCTTCGGAATTCGGAAACGATGTTCCGGGCAATCGGGAAATCCATCAGGAAACAGCAGTCGTTTAACCATAATGTTACGTTTTGGGTAACGGTTGTAACGGCGCACCTGATTGTCAAAGAGTTTGAGATTCGCAATATGCGTTGCCAAATCGAGGCTCTGAAAACTGAAATTAAGGAGCTAAAGCAGACGGAAGGAGACTAAAGAACCTCGATGATCGACTTTTTAATGATTTCAACACGTAGTACGAAGCGTGGTGTAATAGAAATCTACCCGAAGTTTATCATTAAGAAAAGCTCTGATCTTATGATTAGAGGCGGCGACTTCTATGCCATATGGCTGGAAGACCGGGGTTTATGGTCTACGGACGAGCAGGATGCTTTGCAGCTTATCGACCGGGAACTCGATCGGTATGCAGAAGAGAATCGCAAGAATTTTGATTCAAGTGTTAAAGTCCTGCACATGTGGGACTCTGAATCTGGAATGATCGATTCGTGGCACAAATACTGTCAGAAACAAATGAGAGATTCGTTCCACATGCTGGATGAAAAACTGATATTTTCAAATACGCCTACGAACAAAAAAGATTACGCAAGCAAAAAGCTGAAGTATCCCCTAGAAGAAGGAACCATCAATGCCTATGACAAGCTGATGTCTACTCTTTATTCTGAAACGGAGAGAGAAAAAATCGAATGGGCAATCGGTTCTATAGTCTGCGGGGATTCTAAAAAGTTGCAGAAATTTATGGTTTTGTATGGCGCCGCAGGAACCGGCAAATCCACGGTTCTTAACATCATTCAGCAGCTCTTCGACGGGTACTATTCTGTGTTCGACGCAAAAGCGCTTGGTTCTTCGAGCAATTCGTTTGCTTTGGAGGCGTTCAAGAGCAATCCGCTTGTTGCTATTCAGCACGATGGGGATTTGTCGCGCATTGAGGATAATACCAGGCTGAACAGCCTTGTTTCCCATGAGTTGATGACGGTAAATGAAAAGTTCAAGTCTACTTACGCAAACCGTTTTAAATGTTTTCTGTTTATGGGCACGAATAAGCCGGTGAAGATAACTGATGCGAAATCGGGTTTGATTCGACGATTGATTGATGTGTCTCCATCCGGCGATAAATTGAGCCCGAAGGAATACAAAACGGTAATGAAACAAATTGAGTTTGAACTTGGCGCTATCGCATACCACTGTCAAAATGTATATCTGGCAAACCCAGGCATGTACGATGATTATATTCCGGTCGCGATGCTTGGCGCATCCAATGATTTCTACAACTTCATCATTGATTCTTACCACGTGTTTAAGAAGGAAGACGGAACGACACTGAAAGCCTCTTGGGAAATGTATAAAACGTACTGTGATGAGGCAAAGGTGCCGTTTCCGTTTTCTCAGAGGATTTTTAAAGAAGAACTGAAAAACTATTTCCGCGATTACAAAGAGCGGTTCAATCTGGATGATGGCACTCGTGTCCGAAGCTATTATATCGGTTTTCGGACGGAGAAATTTGAAGAGCAGACGATTTCGGAAAAGGAGGAACCGGAACAGAAGCTCATTGAATTCAAAGCGCAGCCGTCCATCTTTGACAAAGAGTGCGCGGACTGTCCTGCTCAGTATGCGACTTCATCGGAAATCCCCACATCCAAATGGGAGAAAGTAAAAACGAAGCTGAGCAGTATTGATACGTCGAAACTCCACTATGTAAAAGTTCCGGAAAAACATATTGTTATCGACTTTGATATTCCGGATAAGGATGGAAACAAGTCTTTTGAACTGAATCTGAAGGAGGCGAGCAAATGGCCGCCCACTTATGCAGAACTGAGCAAAAGCGGGCAAGGCATTCATCTGCATTATATTTATGCGGAAGATCCGGCAAAGCTGAGCAGAGTCTATGACGACCACATCGAAGTTAAGGTTTTCAACGGCAAAAGCTCTCTGCGCCGGAAATTGACAAAGTGTAATAACCTGCCCATCGCAACCATCAATTCTGGTTTGCCACTGAAAGGAGAAAAGCAAGTGATAAATTTTGAAGGGGTGAAGAGCGAGAAAGGTCTTAGAACGCAAATCAAACGGAATCTAAACAAGGAATACCATCCGGCAACTAAACCCAGTATCGACTTCATCTATAAAATTCTTGAGGACGCTTATGCAAGCGATCTTCATTATGATGTTACAGATATGCGGAACGCTGTGCTGGCCTTCGCTGCAAGCAGCACGCATCAGGCGGATTACTGTATCAAGTTGGTCAATAAGATGCAGTTCAAATCTGCCGACCAATCTTCGGGAACAAAAAACGATGACGCTAAACTTGTGTTTTATGATGTTGAGGTGTTTCCGAATCTGTTCTTGGTCAACTGGAAAATTGAAGGCGAAGGAAAGCCGGTTGTCCGTATGATTAACCTACGTCGCTGAAATTGAGGAACTGATGCGGTTTCGTCTTGTCGGTTTTAACTGCCGCAGATACGACAACCATATCCTCTATGCCAGACTCATGGGTTATACGAATGAACAGCTATTCTCGCTTTCCAACAGAATCATCAATGGAAGCGCTAACTGTTTCTTTGGCGAAGCCTATAACGTTTCTTATACGGACGTTTACGATTTCTGCTCAAAGAAACAATCTTTGAAGAAATGGGAAATCGAATTGGGCATCCACCATCAGGAGCTTGGCCTTCCGTGGGACCAGCCTGTTCCGGAAGAGATGTGGACGAAAGTCGCCGAATACTGCGACAATGATGTAATTGCTACCGAAGCTGTTTTCAATGCGAGAAAAGCTGACTTTACGGCTCGGCAGATTCTGGCGGACGTGGCCGGAATGACGGTCAATGACACGACCAATTCTCTGACCACTAAGATTATATTTGGCAACAACCGAAAGCCGCAGGATCAATTCAACTACCGTTTTATGGGTGAAGTAACTCCCGATTGCGAACCGTGGACTATTACAGAAGATATGGTTTTGTACGACCATTTGGGAGATGAAAACTTCACCCTGTTTAATAAAGACGGAAAGCCGGTGTTCCAAGGCTACACTTTCGAGGGCGGTAAGTCCATTTATCGCGGCGAAGAAGTCGGCGAAGGCGGTTATGTCTACGCCGAACCCGGTATGTACAGCAACATTGCGTTATTGGATATCGCGTCCATGCATCCGAGCAGCATTGTAGCGGAAGAACTTTTTGGACCTGAGTATACGAAGAGATTCAACGAAATTCTTCAGGCCAGAATTGCGATTAAGCACAAAGAGTTCGATAAAGCCAAAAAGATGCTGAACGGCGCATTGGCAAAGTATCTGACGGACGAAGCTGCTGCGGCTGATCTGGCTCAGGCTCTGAAAATTGCAATCAACTCTGTATACGGTCTTACTTCAGCAAGCTTTGACCATCCGTTCCGAGACAATCGCAACAAAGATAATATTGTGGCTAAACGCGGCGCCCTGTTTATGGTAAACCTCAAACACGAGGTCCAGAGACGGGGCTTTATTGTTGCCCACATTAAGACGGACTCCATTAAGATTCCGGACGCGACTCCGGAAATCATTCAGTTCGTTATGGACTATGGCAAGCAGTATGGCTACAACTTTGAACATGAGGCTACATACGACCGCATGTGCCTTGTAAACGATGCTGTTTATATTGCGAAGTATAAGGACGGTAAGCACGCCGGAGAATGGACCGCGACTGGCACCCAGTTCCAGGTTCCTTATGTCTTTAAGAAACTGTTTAGTAAGGAGCCGATTGAGTTCGAGGATATGTGCGAGACCAAATCGGTAACTTCCGCATTGTATCTCGATATGAACGAGGGTTTGCCAGACGTATCTGAATTGGAAGCGGAGCGGGATAGGCTCGCTAAAAAAGACCCGCTAATGGAAAGAGAAGGTTTAAGCGAAGAAATTGCTAAAGGCCATAATTATCATTTCATTGGTAAGGTCGGTCAGTTCTGCCCCATCAAACCGGGATGCGGAGGCGGTATCCTGCTTCGCGAAACGGAAAATAAGAAAACCGGAGAAAAAGGATATGCGGCCGCAACTGGCTCAAAAGGTTTCAGATGGCTGGAGTCTGAGATGGTTCGGGAACTCGGCAAGGAAAACGATATCGACCGCACTTACTACAACAATCTTGTAGATGAGGCGGTGAAGTCTCTGTCTTCTTATGGAGATTTCGAACGGTTTGTTGCGGACGAGCCGTTTGTTTCCGACAACACTCCCCCGTGGTTTGGAGCCGGAGAACCGCATGAAGAAGAGCCGACGCCATTTGATGTGAGGTGATACCTTTGCTTGTTTTATTGGTTATTGCCCTTGTGATATTTGTGTTGGTTAAATCCGACTTTAGCAACACTTCTTGCGACTGCACCGATGAAGAGTGCAGATCGTGTCCGTTCCCATGTGAAAAACACAATTTTTGAAAGGAGACCAGTCATGGCTTATAAGAACGTAGACAATATCATCATTGAAAATGCGCACATCATTTTCAGAAATTTCAAAGGAGAGGAATCGAAGTACAACCGTGCTGGAAGCCGCAACTTCTGTGTCATCATCGAAGATTCAGATATGGCGCAGAAGCTGATTGAAGACGGTTGGAATGTGAGGGTTCTCTCCCCTCGTGATGAGGACGAAGAGCCCCGTCACTATATTCAGGTTGCGGTAAGCTTTGGCAATATTCCGCCCAAGGTCGTTATGATTACCAGAAGAACACAGACAAATCTTGATGAAGAGTCTATTGCTACTTTGGACTTTGCTGAAATCAGAAAAGTCGATTTGGTGATCCGCCCTTACAACTGGGAAGTCAATGGCAAGACCGGCGTTAAGGCTTATCTGAAAACGATGTATGTGACCATCGAAGAGGATGAGTTCGCTGAGAAGTACGCTGCGGAGGAAGGTCCGGAAGAGGCTCCGTGGCATTGATATTTTAGAAGATGGATAAAGGGGTGCCTGATATTGCTAGCAAGGTAAATGTCCCAAGGCTAGAGGAAACAGCCCCGTTCCATCAATTACCGAAGGGAGAAAAACAAACAGCATAAAGGAGGCGAAATCAATTGTTTTGGTGCAAAGAAAGAGACCATTAAAATAACAGACCGAGAATGGGAAATC